AACTTCGATATAATAAGGAAAGAAATTTTTGGATGATGTGGAGAAAAGAAAAAAATCCAATACCTTTTACTACTGGAATGTGGTTGCTTAATGTAACTTTTAACTCTTTAAAAGAAGCAAAAAAGTTTATTAGAGATAGAAAGTATCTATAATAAAAACAAAGGCAGTCTGAAATATGGCTGCCTTACCAATCAAAAGCAGTTTTAGGTTTCTCCGCATCTTCCTTATAGCAAATGTAATGAGCTTTATGCTTAGAGGGATAAAAGGCAACAAACGAATCAGTGTTCACCATGTCCTTTCCGCAGAACTTACATTTACCTATATCAACTACTATATTTTTTTTAGACCAAACTTTTTTATGTTTTAGCATAGTTTGGTTTTTTACCTTTTCTTGATTTTCTTTCTGCTTTCTTTTTTCTTCTAACAGCAGCAGCTCTTTGACTTGCAGACATTGATCTAGCTTTTGCTAATGGAACACACTTAGGATAATTTCTTCTTTTCTCACCTTTAGATCTACCACATGGCGGAAAGCCACCTCCTTTTTTAGGATTGGCTATGTCAACCCACTTTTCAGATGTCCACCTTCTTAAACTCATTTTCTTTTTTTAGTTTTCTTTTTTCCTACTTTGCCTTTGCAATATTTACTAGCCCACATATTAGCATAAGCACTAGGATAAACTTTAAATTTTCGCTTCGCTGCTCTTTTACCTTCTGGACATAGTTTAGCCATTATTCAAACTCCTTTAATATTTTTAATTTTTCTTCGGCATTAGCTATTTTATCTACTAATTTATCTATTTCGTCAATGTGTTGTGGATGTTCCCCTATACCTACACTGTTATTTAAATAAATATTGATAGTTGCATCAGCTTCAGATATTTGAGCTTGATACCTTTTTTCTAACGCATTTAAAATAGCTTGTTTCATATTTTATCTACCAACTTTTTTCATAGCCATTTTATGAGCTTGTTTAAAAGTTTTACCTTTTTTCATAGCTTTTCTCATCATAGCCATGTGTTTATTAGTATGATGTTTTTTATGTCTTGACAAAGCATCTTTTTGTCTTTTAGTTAATTGTTTCATTATGTTTTTCTCTTTTTGTTTTTTTTAAGTGCTTTGAAATCAGCACCTGTTATTTTATCAAATGGAGCAGCCATTCTTGCTATCTTCATTTGTTTTTTACTATACTTTTTATTTTTACCTTTTGGCATATTTAACTCCTTTTAACCCTCCAACCATACCCAACCATTAGAATGATTACACCTAATATTAATATTTGCTTACCATTTTTTTCTTTTTATTTTTTTTCTTTTTCTTTTTCTTCATTGGTTTTTTCTTACCATACATAGTTATCTCCTTTGTTTATGTTTTTTTCCCATATAATGATCTGATGGTTCATAGTTCCATCTTTTACCATGATGTCCTCTCAAATCAGCATATAGCATTCTAGCTTTTACTATGAATTTTATAATAAACTTTACCATTTTTTGCAAGACCAGTATCTAGCTGAAAATACATCTTTAGCACTAGCACATTTGTGCCTTGCTCTAAAACTCTTTCTAGCTGCAGGATTATTTTTTCTTATTTTCATATTGGCATCACCATATCTAATGATTTTTTCTCTACCACCTTTACATGCTTTTACAACAAACTTTTTACCACCCTGAACTTGTCGTCTAGGACTGTTGCATTTCATTTTAGATTTATCTATTGCCATCTTCTAATTTAACCCCATTAAAATACTTATAATCATAATCTACAATTCTACAGTCATGTTTTTTTTTAAGTTTAGATTTTTTAGCAAATTCTTCAGCTTCTTTTTCTGTTGAAAAAACATGGTTGGTGAACATTTCATGTAGACCATTTCTTTTCCATAACACACAATAAATCATATCTCAACCTTTGGTTTAGGCAAAGGGATAATAATTTTATCTTCAACTTCTTTACACACAAAACTGGTGTAACTTCTATCTTCATTAACTTTCTTATCACCTAGTTTTTCAAGTAAATCTATGGACTTTGAATAGCCATCTATTGCACAACTATTCCAACTAGAAAAATCTCCAACATGAATAGGATTGGTGCAGGATTGGTAAATTGAAGAACATACTGTCATTATTAAAACAAATTTCATTTTTCATCCTTTATATCCTCCAACTCTTTAATTCTTTTATTTGCATCCTCAAGGTCTTTTGTTAAGTGTTCTAGTTTTTGCAAACATCTTTTGTTGGCAGAATCTTTAGATTTACCAGCATCTTGTAATTCTGCAACTTCTTGTTTCAGAATACGAACCTGATCTTTATATTCGTTTATTATATCCAAACTGTTGTCAGACATCTATTTTTTTTTAATTATATCAGCACCTTTTAAACCATATATTGCTGAAACAACTCCAATAAATAATGCTTGATACCAAAAAGGCATGTTATTAAATTGATTAAAAAATTTATCTACCTTTTCCATAATTGCAGGATCATCACTAAAAATACTCCAGATAAGCAACATTACAGGAGCAGAAACAAGTAATAATACAAATTCATCTTTCCAACCCTGTTGATTATTAGAAATTACAGCTTTCTTGTATTCTAATTCTCCTGAAGCCATGCGTTCAGCATGTTTCATTTCAGCTACCGATTCTAATTCTCTTGTTTTTCTTCTATTTGAAGCAATAGACATACCAGTTTTAATAATACCTGGAACTAATTTAGCAGCTATATTTAACCACATAATACCTCCTATGCTTTTGCGGATCTCATCTTAGCAGATAGTTTAGCAGCTCTTTTAGGTGTTTGTTTAGCCCATAAGCTATCCATCATTTGAAAAGATGCTTCTCCATAATCTTCACTATCTAATGCTGACCACATCTTTTTAAATTTACCTACACCACCAATTCCTAACTGAAATACCATTTCAATTAAAACTTGTTTTGCAACAAAATTAACAGGTCTATCACCTATTAATGTTTCTGCATTTTTAAGAGCTTCTTCAAAATCTTTATCAAATACTCTTTCTAATTCTTCTCTAGTGTATTCTTTGTCATCATCCCACTGTTCAGGTTCAACACATAGATGACCAAATCCTATTGTTCTTTTGCCAAGTGAATCACTATAAGTTCTTGGTACAAAACCTTCATGTTCTTTTATTTGTTCTTTTAGTTCTTCGTACATTTCTTCTCTCCAAATTTGTTGTTAATCTTATTCGCCACCGCCATACAAAACCATATAGCTTTCTGCACAAACATTCTAGTATTAGCATAAATTTTTCCATTAATACACCTCATAAAATCCTTAATGTTTGCAACCTCCACAAGCACATAAATCACCATCATAATGATGACTATGTAATTCTTCTTTACAATGGCAATTACAATGGCAGTTCTTGCATTTCTTTCTTTTTCTCTTTGGTTTTTTTATAAAAATATTATCTATCCATTTAGAATATATATCTATGTAACCAAATAATTTATAAAATATTTTATCTATCATTCTAATATTAAAGAGGTAATTTTCTTTTCTCCCATATAAATTTCTATGTTTGCCTTAGATTGAATACATTTAAAAACAACTCTATC